CCACGTTTGGGCGCTTTGGCCTTCTTACTTCTCCTTCCGGCGGTCTTACTCCTTGTGGCTTGGGCGTGCTTTAGGCACAAACAGGCCTTACCTACCTCACTACCCAGCAGATTTACAACTGACCGGGATTTTGTTTTGGGGAAGGTAGATGCAATCAAGGTGGGAAAAATTGGGTTTAATGCGGATGCACTAAACGAGGTTGTCGAGCGCCCGGGGCGATCGATGGCAGTTAACATTGACGGTGTCATATGGCAGAGTCCGGTTAGTTCAGCCGCAAATATTATTTGTGGGTTGGCAACTCGGCTTCTGGCTGGCACACAGTGGAACAACGCCGTTGATTTGTTTCGGGACTTGGAGATCACAGTATCTCCCGAAATGGAAAGAACTTCGGGGAGGATCCGGGTGCCTGGCACCCAAGTTTCTCCTACGTTGATCGATGCGTTCGGACAACCCCCGGTGCAAACCATACGCACAATGGATCATGAAGAGTGGTATGCCACAAATCCTCGTGCACACGATCATGTGCGCATGGAAACTTTACGGAAGGCGCATGACCGTGCCCTCCATCACCCTGAATCCGTCAAGTTTACCAACACCCCTTTCATTAAGGACGAATCGTACCCTGGTAAAGAGACTGTCAAACCCCGTGTGATTAACCCACCCCCTGATGAGTACCTGATTTCATTGGCCCCGATGTGCGCATCGATTGGTCAGTGGATGAAAGTGACACTCAACAAGGATCATTGGATTTATTACACTTCGGGAGCGACGGCCTTGGAACTGGGGGAATTCGTGCAGCGTGGAATGGCGGACCTCCCTGGGGGTCTAATTGTCGAAACTGATTTTGTTGAGTGGGAGTCTCGGATTGGGTATTGGTTGATGCTTCTGGAATTTTGGTTTTACCTGTTCTGGTTGCTGATAACTGATCCTTTTTTGATTTCTCTTTTTCTCATGCAGTTGAAGCAAGTTGGTAAACATGTGTCGGGTTTGTTTTGGTCAAGGGTAGCTGGTCGCTCATCCGCTGTTGGCAATACTTCATGTGGGAATACTCTGTTGGACATCCTTGTTCACCTGGGTTTCTTGCGTCGTATGGCTAACACTAGGCAGGTGGTGGGACAGGCTATCGTTTTGTCAAATCATGTTAGGATGATGGCTCTTGGGGATGACAATTACTTAATCTTATCTGCCACACTACGGGGTTGGTACCGGTCTGAGGATTGGTATCAATACTGCAACAAACTTGGTCTGAAACCAGAAACAAAAACCTACACATATGCCGACGTGGAGAAGTCAGAGTACTGCTCCGGTTGGTTTATGCCGGTGACTGTTATGGTGAATGGGCAGGGAGCACAATCACGTAGTTGGGTACCTAAGACTGGTAGAGTCTTGTCAAAAACGTTTTCTGTGAAGTCTGGGGAGAACCGAGCGGCTGGAGTGATTCGTGGTGTCGCCAAAGCCTTTCTCGCCTTTCCGAGTGACCCAATTCTTCGCGATGTCTGTACCGAACTTGATCGGCGCTTCACCGGGTTTCACACTGTGAGTCCTGACTGGGGCCCTGATGGGCGTTATGCGGAATTTTCACCGCTGGGCACGGCTCCCCTTCTAGGGGGATTCTTGTTAAACCCGGCTGATATGCTGCAGGCATGGTGTGCTCGATATGAGTTGACCGCTGCGGAGTTTAATGTACTCCAAGGCGCGCTGCGAATTCGTATCAGGCAAGAACTACCCTGGACATTCAGTACAACGGGTCCAAACTTGATCCCTGGACTACGGAGGATTTTGGAGACCGATGTTCCTGGGGTGTTGGACATGGTGGGAAACACTAATATTGATTTCCGCCTGAACAATCCGAATCTCACCCCGCAGGGTGTTGAGGCGGCGATAGCGGCACCAGAAGTGGTGCGTCAGCTTGACCCGGCCAACATGCCTGCGCGACAACGGCGCGACATGGAGCGAGCGGTGGCGCATCGCGCACGGGGGGGAGGCGTCCCCCACGTGCGGGAGGCACCCCGTGAGGAGCAACCCCCTGCAGTGGTCAATGGCGGACCACAGGGGGACGCTCGTCGTGAGCGGAATCCG